TGCTAAAGAAGTTGTGGAATGATAGTCCTGTTGCTGAATCAATAACGAAGTATCTAACTTGTGGTATATCACTCACCCTATACCTCCTTATCTATTTCTTCAATAATCAAATGCACAGCGTCATCCATCTCATCTTTATACTCTGTGTTTAGTAATGCAATAACGTCAAGCCATCTTTTCTGGCTATTAGCACTATTCTTACGCCTTGTTGCCTCGAGATAATCCTCGTACTTCCAAGGTCTTGGTGTGTATGCTCTTATCCGTGGTGGTAATGCCATCATAATCTCCTCGATTAATTGTTTAATAAGTGGTTGCATGTACATACGATAGCAACCTGTACCGTGTTGATAATGCTCTACCATGTATATAATGGGGTGAAGTAGAGCATAGGCAATGTACTTACCTCAATGGAGTCACCCCATGAATGCACTCATTTTATTCATGATATCCTTAGCCTCTTGTGCTTTATCCTGTCGCACTACTGGGTTGTTCCTCAGTGCATCAGGGTGTAACAGCAAAGAACCCTCAACTTGTTGTCGTAAGTTCTCAAGGTTAGGGTCATTAGCAAAGTTAAGGCGTGGCAGTAAAGCACACAACTCTCGTGTGTTCTCCACCATAGTATCTCTAAAGATAGCCTTTGGGTCTGCTAATTTATCACTCATATGTTTCACTCTATCATACAGTCTTTTCCATATGTCTGCCATAGCAATTTCACTCGCCTCTGCAACACGCCTCTCAACATCTTGCTGTATGCTATTGAGTTCAGCATCACCTATCTCAACCCTAAAATCATCACTCGGAACAGGGAATACTGACATATCCATACGAAATTTCTCGTGTATACTGTCGTCACATGGGTAGTCTGCTTCGTTATACAGTCCATTAGGTAGTAGTCGTTTGGCGTCCTCCTTTAGTCTACTGTAATTGCTTATGAACTCACCAACAAGCGACTCCCATTCCGATTTCTCTTGCCTAAATTCAGTCATAAACTCCAAGTAGTTCGCACTAGGTAGCATCTGAGTCCCCTCAATACCCCACGGTAATGTGTTGGTGTAATACTTCTGCCTAATCGCAGTCGCCTTCTTATGCACCCTATCAAGGTAGTCGTTCATAGGCAGTAGGCTCTTGTTGAACCGACCTGCCCCCATTGATGCACCATGTTGTGACAAGATGTCTTTAGTAACCTTACGGTCATACTTCCTCGCTGTCCACTGACTGATGTTAAGTTGCACTAACAATGCTTTATCTGTTAACTTCATGTTATCTGCCTCCTAGAATAAGATGTCTTGATGCTTAACTGCCCAGTCTGTAAACGCCTTGGTCGACGCTAACTCTGGCTTCTTCCTCGCTGCATATGACACCGATAACACACTGAACTCTGGTGGCATACGCTCTGCATAAGTACACACCCTACCAAAGTTGTCCTCTGTTGCCCTCTCTGCTATCGCACCACTCAATGCATACAGTGTCGCTGGGTCTGTTGGCACATTAGCAGTAGATGGGTTAAGCAGGATAGCATCTGGGTTAGGTAGTTTACGGTATATCTGTACAAACCCCACAAACTCTGCCGCAGCACCCTCACCAACTGCCCCTTTAAAGCACTCATACTCTGCCTCTGGTGGCACTGTTCCAAGCACATCACTCACACCATCTACCCAACTACGTGGCGTAGCATTCTGCTCTCTCTGTGGGTCGAAGTCATGCAGTAGGTTCGGTCTAAACCGTATGAATGCCACCACTTCAGCCTTCACCCCATGCTCTATTGCCCAAGCACTCCAGTCATCGAGGTGTGTATCAAGGTCAACGACTGTCTCCCTATTCCTAAGGTGTGATAAGACACGGTTAGCCCCTGCTCTATCCTTCTGCCTGTTACCTGTCGAGATAACCTGCCAACCATCTGGCAACTTATGTCCATGCAATGTTCTCGCTTGACAGATGTTAGCCAACACCTTCTGCAAGTCTGCACCTGCTTGGTTCCTATCGTCGAACAGTAGTATCCCTGCATCTGGTGCTTTCCCCTTCACTGGATACCACTCTGGTAAACGGTATGTAAGGCTGTCACTGTCCTCCTTGTCGGGGTACATTATCCCGAAGTCCTCCACCAACATAGTCGGCATATGCAACTCCCTGCACTCTACACCCAACTCATTAGCCACCTCATGGACTATCGTGGTCTTACCACCTCCTGGACTACCCTCTATACACAGCGTCCTCTGCTGTGGGAATAACGCCTTCACCGTTTCTTTCATCAATGTCGCTCTCATCTTACATCTCCTTTAACATAGTTATATTTCTTATGGTCAATGCCAAATGACACCACCATACCTTCATCACGGTGCAGTTTCGCCAACCGTTTGTCACTGTAATACACAGGTTTACCCTCTACATCACACACCATCTGCCCACCTTTCCCCCACCGAAGGCAGAACAGTCTTAACCTCTGTCTAATATGTGTCATCTCCACTGCCCTCCTACCCAAGACTCAGCCCTTGTCAGTTTGGTTTTGTTACCTGCAACCCTCTGCTTAGTCATCTCTACCACCCCCATCTTGGTAAGGTTAACCATAAACTCATGGCTCTTGATGTGGGTTGAACTGTTAGGTTTAAGTTGTGCATAGTGCCTCTTAGATGAAGGTGAATCATACTTATCCCCATTCTCAAACCACTCGTTTAATAGGCTACTGTAGATATACATCGGATGATGCTCACCATAACTATACACAACATAGATGTCATCACTAGGTTGCCATAGGTCACTATGCCTCCATCTACCGAAGGTGTTAGAACCATCGAATGACTCCCTTCTGGTGGTGTGGTGTGATGCATCTTTGTTAGATGTCTTATGTATAGGATACCCCTTAATGTCAGTTTTCATCAGCATGCCTCCCCTATTATCATCTGCTTAAGCCTATGATTAGGAATAGATAACTTGACGGTAATGCTCTTAGCTCCCACCTCATCAAGGTATGCTAGATACTTCGTAGCATCCACCTCAATAGGACAGATTTGATTAAAGAATGTGTAAAAGTGTCGGAGTAATACTTGCTTGTCAGTAACCTCCATCTCACCCATCGAGTTATACTCAAGCCAGTCATAGTTAGTATCATGCTGAGCACCGTATACCATAGCATCACTATGAGTATAAGCCTTGGCAATGTGAGTATGGTTAGGTCTAGTTGATGTTGATACATCAAGGTAGAGTGTGTTGAATGGTGCAACTGTTTGTTGTTGTTGTTGTTTATGTTGTTGTTGTTGTTGGTTTGATAAGTTCATAATTATGCTCCCTTATAAGATGTTTAAGATGTTAGAACGCAAAAAAGCCCCACTTTACAGCGAGGCTTAATGTTGTTGCTGGAATTAACCAAGTACAGTCACAGTAGGACGAGATGAAGTAGCACCATCTTCCTTAGTTGGTAACATTGCAACATATGGTGAGTTACCACGACCACTTAGTAAGACTGGTGATAAGTCCTTCGCTTTAGTATCCGGAGTAAAGAAACTTAACTCAGCATTATGTTGTTTAGCATAACCAACCATTGCTTTATGTAAGTCTGTTACATTCTCTTGGTTAAACTTACCAGATGCATTTGGTCTTACAGTGATTTTATTCTTAGTGTTTAAGATTACTTCTACGTTACCGCTATATATTCTAGCCATGATATATTCTCCTTAAATGATGGGTATCAACCCTTATATTGTTTTTATTAAAGTGATTAATAACACCATGTTACTAACCACTGAAGTCTTTTTAATGAAGGTTAAGGAATTTAAAATAAAATCCCCAGCCCTCGACCTCGACAAAAGTCTGCCACGCCGTCGCCGATTTGTCAAGTTTTGACCAGTACACAGAGAAAGTGGTCGGTGTAAAGTGTAAAGTTTAAAGGGCAATAGTAAGTAAAGTTATACCCAGTGTCTAATATAATGTGTAAAGTTATAGTAGTAATCGCGCGCGCGTAATTTAAATAGAGTGGCAAAAATCTAAAATAGATTGTAAAGTTACGTGGAATAATCCATAAATAATCTACTTTGTGTGTAAAGTTATGGAAATAATCTATGTAAAGTTATGGAATGTATTAAAAAAATGTATCGCTGGAGGGTGCAGTACCATAGGGTTTGTGAAAAATAATCTATAAAATCTACTTTTTTTTCGGTAATGTGACGCTAAAAATATTATGTTATTGTCATTATGATACAAGTTACAAATTTTCGGGGCTTAACTAATAAATTGTTAGATTATATAGATTATTATATATGGACTTTTCAGATTGGTATTATGGATTTATGCTCTACAACCCGCATGGTATAAGGGTTTTCATTTGAAACTTTACACTTGTAAGGTGTAAAGTTCAGCCAATAATCTACCTAAAAATACTGCCAATATTAAGATTATCTTATATAGATTATTTGCAAAACTTTACACGTTTTTTGTAGTAATATCAATGACTTACGAAATAATCTATTTTTTTTCTGTCGAAACTTTACTAGTAAAGTTAGGGGTATAGGTGTAAAGTTAGGGAAATGTAAAGTTAGATTGTAAAGTTAGCGTGGTCTAACCTCTTTAACTTTACACTTTGTACTGAAGATGGTACTGTGGTATAACCCCCCGACGTATGGCCGGGTTTGTTTAGAAATAAAAACGTAGTTAACATAGGTTAACTTACTTTAGAGCAGACGTAAAAAAGCCCTGCTTTCGCAAGGCTCTTAGTTGTTACTTCTTGGTTAGTTTCTTGGCTTGTCTGAATCTATACAAATCAGTCTTGCTTTTGAACTCTTGTCTTATCCAGCGTTTGCCATCAATAGACTTTTCAAGTAGTATGTATTTACGTTCATTGTTCATAGTGAACTCCTGTAAATGTGAGTGGGAGGTTAATCCCACTCGGTTGCATTAGGCTAGTTTTTCAATCTTACTCTTACTAGCGCCCTTCTCTTGCTTAGGCAAGATGGTGAGTCTTGGGTTACCGTACCTATCAGCCATCAACACTGCATCAGTACCACCTTCAACTACGAAGTAACTCCACTTGTGCACACTTGTATCCAGTTGGTCGGCTAGTTCTAGCATCTTAACTTTCAACGCCTCTGCGTTTTCGTTACTCCAGTCACCCTTATCATCTCTTTTAAGTGCAACTTCACCTTTGGTGTTTTTTACGATGGACACCATACCCTCATATATTCTACTCATAATATCTCCATTGAGTGGTTACGAGCCAACGAGATTGTTGACCCGTTGTATCTAGGCAACGAGTGTTGCTTCGATGGTTCTAATCTGCCATAGATTTACTAAAATGTCAAGTTTGTACTAATATGGAGTCGATTAGCAATCATATACGCAGTATAGGTTGTAGAGCATTTTAGGGGTGTGCTTTGACCCCCCGATGTGATAACAATAGTTTTAGAAGTAAAAAGTAATAGACGAAAAGAAACCCTGCTTTCGCAGGGCTCTTGGTTGTGAGGGCATCTCTGCCCTCGGGTTATTATTTAAGTTTGCCGTACAGCGTTTCGTATCTTGCTATCACCGCTTCCGCATCATCTAACTCTATGCCTTGAAGTGCTGCAACATCAGTACATGCTTCCAGTCGGCTCTCTATTCTTTCTATCTCCTTCTGCAGTTCGTCTATCTCCTTCTGCAGTTCTGCGTTGCGTTTCATTTCACTCATATATTACTCCGTTTGTTATATCGTTGCATCATTGCTTCGATGGTTTTAATCTGCCATAGATTTACTAAAATGTCAAGTTTGCCGTTGTATCGTAGTTGTTTCGGCGCTGTCGCACGGACAGGCACAGGGGGGCACTTGGACTCGAACTTTGACCCCCCGCCCCTATAGAAGTAAACCTCTCAACCCAAGACCTCCAAATAGTAACACTTTACACATCTGTAAAGAACCCCCAAAAAAATTTACCAAAAAATTTGCACCACCTAGAAAACCCTGCTATAGTACACCCATGGATAGATTACCTCTCAATCATACAAAGTGGTCAGATAGACTAGCATTCGACATTGCATTGCTCTTAGAGAAGAGTGGTGAAACGCTGGATGAGGTTACTGAGCGCCATGGTATTACAGCCAGTGAGATGCTGGTGTTTAACGATGACCCTATATTCCGTAAGAAGGTAGACGCTTATCGGGAAGAGATTAAAGAAAAGGGCATGACGTTCCGCCTTAAGGCGCGTGCTCAAGCAGAGGAGTTGTTGATGACATCATGGCAGCTTATACATAGCCCAGAAGTTTCACCCTCAGTCAAAGCGGACTTGATTAAGTCGACGGTGAAGTGGGGAGACCTAGAGCCTAGGACATCTAGCCAAGACGTGGAAGCTGGTGGTGGTGTGAAGATTACAATTAACCTTGGTGATTCCACGCATCAGATGAATGTAATAGAGCATGAGCCTACAGAAGAGAGTGACACCCAGCTTATCGACGCTGATTAAACAGTTCGACCAGGAGTATGAAGAGTTACCTGCGACGAGGTTTAATACGACTAGGGCGTACCATGATTTTGCGAATGACCTGATAGAACGGGGCGTATCGTTTCGGGTTAAGATACTGAAGAAGCGTAGGCGTAGGCCGAGTCAGATAGTGGTGATGTTGCTACAGGTAGTGGATATGACCAGACCAGATGCTCCACCGCTTGAACCACATACACATAACGGTGGTACACCTACCGAAGCAGAGGCTACAGGCACCGCAGACGATACAGACACAGTGGATATAATCGGAGCATGCCCATCATGTGGTGTGCTTATGGCTAATAGTGAGTGGTGTGCGTACTGTGGGGAAGACACGGCGAAATTATACAAACAGGAGAGTGGGGATGAGTCAAGGCACTGAGATAAATTACACGCCGCCGGCTACGGGCAGGGCGTTTATGATAAGTGATAAACCGATGAGGACGTTGATGGGGCCAGTTGGTAGTGGCAAATCGGTGGCGTGTTCATTCGAAGTTGTTAGAAGAGCAACGATGCAGAAGCCCGATGACAACGGCATACGCAAGACCAGGGCGGCTGTGGTGAGGGAGACGGCGCGGCAGCTGGCGGATACCACCATCAAGACGTTTTTAGATTGGTTCCCGCCGGGGCAGTGTGGGCGGTACATGCGTACGACCAAGACGTATTTCATGAAGATGGGGGATGTTGAGTGTGAGGTGATGTTCCGAGCGCTGGACGACGCGGACGACGTGGCGAATCTTAACTCACTGGAGCTGACGTTCGCGTGGTTCAACGAGTGCCGGGACATACACCCGGATATTATTGATGCGATGTCTAAACGTGTGGGGCGATTCCCGAGTAACAAGGACGGAGGGCCGACGTGGCATGGGATGTGGGGGGATACCAACCCGCCGACGATGGACACATGGTGGTATTATCAGATGGAACATATCGACCCGAAGG